CTCTAAGAAACTTGCGGATTCATATGATAAGAAAGAAAAGAAGCTCAAAGAAAGACTGAAAGAGCTAAATAACGATAACACAGAGGAAGCCTAGTGGTTTCCTCTCTTTATTGACGCACTTATGAAAACGTGGACTGGCGAACAACTTGCTATACTTGACAGTGAGTACCCGACTGCTGATTTAAAAGAACTTGCTAGACGTCTTGATAAAACACTTAGTGCTGTTAAAACAAAGGCCTTGATTCGAAAACTTAGGCGCTCTCCGAGAATCTCGTTTTGGAATAGTGAGAGACTTGATAAATTGAAAAAGTTGTATCCCAATCATACTAATGAGGAAATAGCACAGATATTAGGTACCACTTATTCTGCTGTAAATGGAATTGCATTTAAATTACGGCTCTTTAAATCTAAAGAATTTAAATTTCAATGCGCTTCTAAAAGCTTCTTTCCCAAAGGCCACCAACCGATGAACAAGGGACGTAAGCAAACGGAATATATGTCAGAGGAACAATTGGCAAAAACGAAAGCTACTCGATTTAAGAAAGGACATATCCCCAAAAATCATAAACCAGTCGGTTATGAACGCATAACTCGTGACGGTTACATTGAAGTGAAAACTGCCGAACCGAATGTCTTTGAACTTAAACATCGGCTTGTATGGATTGAGCATAATGGAGAAATCCCCCCTGGTTATAATATTCAGTTTAAGGATGGCAACAGGCAAAACGTTTCCATTGAGAACCTTTACATGATTAGTCGTTCTGAACAATTAAAAAAAGAGAATTCTTTGTATGCCCGATATCCGGAAGATGTTCAGTACCTAATCAAGCTAAAAGGAGCTTTGAATAGACAAATTAATAAAGCAACAAAAAAGAATGAATCATGACTGATGGAGCAATAGATAGATTGAAAGAAATGGTTAATAAACCATTCCTTTATCAGAATGAAGAAGTTGTAATTCTCAATTACTGTGACGGTACCGGTGATGATGGTACCGAAGTTGAGATATACTTGAATAATGGCAAAGTATTGGTATTTAGTATGTTTGATTTGGCTTCCAAATTGAATCGTTTTCGGCCAATAACAAACACAGTTGTCGTGTTGGCTAATGAACGGTTGAATAAGGTGTCTACAGTGAACCCTACCATTTTACAAGATTTGAGGAATTTGGTTCTTCAACAAATTAAGGATGTGAAAGAAGATCCTAGTAAAGTGAGCCAAGCAAAACAAGTTTTCCAAGGGGTTAATACCGTAATCAATCTTGCTAAGACAGAATTAGAGTACAGGAAATATTTAGATACAACAGACCCCTCAAAATAAATAATAGTATGCTGATAGATAAAGAATATGTTCATTGGTTTCGCATCAGAGACCAACCTAATAGAATCGTGTGAGATTATTCATAGTCTAACAATTTAACCCGATCGATATGATAACATTGAATAGGTTTGCCCAGAGATGCTTGAATATCATGAGGAAGCGCTTTAAGATGAATGAGCATAGCTCAAGAAAAGCGTTTAGCATAAGAATTGAAGCCGTTTGGAGAAAATTCGATATTGCTTCTAAATATAGGAGTGATAATCTTCCTAAATATTCGGAAGATGAAGAATTGGCAGCCGAGATGATAATTTACCTTGTTGCCTATTTAAAAAGATTTGGTTGTGAGGACATTGAACAGCTTATCAAAGATAAGATAGAGTTCGATGATAGAAAAAATGATTAGGTGTTGTTACTGACTGTTTGTGTTGTTGATTTTGTGTTGTTGATTTTAATATAGTTAGTTATGACAGAGATTATTCAAGTCTGCCTACTTGATTTTAATAAGGGGCAGCTCACGGGATTGCCGAAAAATCCACGTTTTTTTCGTGATTACCGCTTTGAAGCGATGAAGAAAAGCATTCAGGATTCGCCAGAGATGCTTGAGCTTCGAGAACTTATAGTTTTTCCCTACAATGATGGCAGATATATTGTTGTTTGTGGTAATTTACGTTTGCGAGCTTGCAAGGAGTTAGGTTATAAAGAACTGCCTTGTAAAATTCTGGCACCTGATACCCCCGTTAAGAAGTTGAGGGAATATGCCACTAAAGATAATGTCAATTTTGGTGAGAATGATTTGGACGTTATGGAAAACGAGTGGAATAAGGCGGAACTCCAAGATTGGGGCATCGAATTTGCCCCGGAGAAGAAAGAGGATGAATTTAAAGAGCGCTTCGATGCCATCACGGATGATACAGCCATTTATCCTCTCATTCCAAAGTATGACGAAAAACATGAGTTGTTTATCATCACCTCAAGTAATGAGGTAGATAGCAACTGGCTTCGTGAAAGGCTGGACATGCAGCACATGAAGTCGTACAAAACCGGGAAAATAAGTAAATCCAATGTAATTGATATAAAAGACGTTCGCCATGCCCTGCAAGATAGTAATACCAAGTCATAAACGCCATGACCGGGTGTTCGCTAAAAAGTTGGTGAACGATCCTATCATTTGCGTTGCTGAAAGTCAAGCTGACTTATATCAACAATTTAACCCGGAATGTGAAATTGTTACTCATCCTGACGACGTTATGGGCCTCATCCCGAAACGTAACTGGATGGCAAAGCATTTTGGAGAACTTTTCATGCTTGATGATGATGTCCATGCCTGCAAACCTATTTATGTGGAAAAAGGAGAACCTAGCCGGATAAAGGATAAAGATAAGATAACCAATATCATTCAGTCATTATTTGAGATGGCCAGTATGATGGATGTACATCTGTTTGGCTTCACCGCTCGGATATCGCCGGTAATGTATGATGAATCCGCTTTTCTTTCTCTTTCGAAAATGATAACCGGTTGCAGTTATGGAGTAATCTATAACAAAAACACTTGGTGGAATGAGGAAATACGTTTGAAGGAAGATTTTTGGATTTCTTGTTACATGAAGTACAAAGAACGTAAGGTTTTAACCGATTTGCGGTATAATTTTGAGCAAAAGAACACTTTTGTAAACGCTGGTGGGCTTGCTTCTATAAGGAATCAGGAAGAGGAACGTAAATCTATCCTCTTTATCAAAAAGAATTTTGGTGATAGTATTTTGCTAAAGAGTGCAACCACTAATGGGAAAGACAAAACAAAGCAGCTCGTTCAATATAATATATCATGCAAATTCAAATTCTAATAGTCTGTAAAAAAGGCGTTTAAATGGCGTCCATTCTGTTTGTCATATTCGCCTTTTTTAGCTAATTTTACTGATGTAATAAACTAAAAGTCAAACCATTAAATTAGAATTATGATTATAAGAACAGTTTGCGGATATGATTTCTTTGAGGTGAGTTCTGCAATGCAGAAAGCCATTAGGCGAGCCGACACCGGGGTAGCCGGCTTTTTTGCATTGGAACTTTGGGCGAGTGGGTACCGCGACTATGTGTGGAAGCGTCTGTTTACCATTAGTGCTGAAGATTGCTATGGAATCATTACTAAAGAGATAGAAGCATTGTGGCAGGGGCATGAGCTGGTAAACAAGACTGCTACTGAACCCAAAGGGAGGATATTTGTCAGTAAAGCTGTTATTCTCCTTTGTGAATGTAGAAAGAATCGTGATGCGGATCATTTGCAAAACTTCATCTATGATAGAAAGGATATTGATATAGAAAAGTGGATAAATGATGTCAGACGTTACCCTATTCCTATTCCAGATTACACTTTCGATGTACATACACGAAAGGGTAAAAAACATGGGAGAACCAAAGAAGAATTCTTTCAGGAAGAATACAAGGCGTTACAACCTCGTGTTCCTGGTTTATTCGATGATTTGGTTCAACCCAGTCAACCAAAGTTTTTTAATGATGAAACCACGGCTAAGTAGCTGTGGTTTCATCATTTTTCATATAAGTCAAACCAATTTAATTAAAAAAATGAACACGTATTACAAATTTGCGCCAAATGTATTTTTGGCAAAGTGTGATGAGAAGCACGAAAAAGGTGAAACTATTGAAGTTACCACCAAGTATGGAAAAGAAAATGAATGTATTGTTTTCAACCTCATTTACGAACGTGATGGATTCTATTACTACTCAATCGTACGGGCTGATGGCTTTAATGTGCAAGAGTGGGCCAAACAAAGAGCTGAACGTCGTCATGAATGGGCTACATCTGCTGTACAGAAAAGCTGTGAATATTACAACAAGTCCAATAAAGATAAGGATTTTCTTTCTCTAGGTGAGCCTATCAAAGTGGGACATCATAGCGAGAAGCGACACAGAAAAGCGATAGATGATGCGTGGAACAATATGGGGAAAAGCGTTGAGTTTAGCGATAAGGCTGCCGAACATGAAAGAGTTGCGAAGTATTGGGAAAAAAGGGCTAATACGATAAACTTGTCCATGCCGGAAAGTATAGATTTCTACGAACATAAGTTGGAACAAGCAAAAGAATATCACGAAGGATTGAAGTCCGGTAAGTACCGACGCGAGCATACATACGCTATGGCTTATGCCAATAAAGCAGTAAAAGAGGCTAAAAAAAATTATGACCTTGCAGTAAAGCTGTGGGGCGATGTTTAATAATTTGTAGTATCTCAAATAATTTACTATGAGAGAATTATCAAAAGAAACCTCATTACAAAGGGTAATGAGGGCTTCAGGTCGTGTACCTGTACAATGCTCATGCAGTGTTTGTAAACAACAATGTCATACGCCATGTTTAGGTACTCCTGATGATATTGAACGAATTATTGATGCAGGTTATGCCGACAGGTTAGCGTTGACGAACTGGGCTGCTGGTATATTCTTAGGGGTTATTAATATTGCTATTCCGATGATTCAGCCCGTTGCTGGTAAGGAGTATTGTGCTTTTTTCGAGAATGGACTGTGTATCTTACATGATAAGGGTTTGAAGCCCACTGAAGGACGTTTGTCTCATCACACAGTCAGGAAGGATAACTTCAATCCTGCTATGAGTATTGCTTGGAACGTTGCAAAAGAATGGCTGATGCCGGAGAATGAGGATGTACTTTCTCGTGTAGTAAATAAATTCTTGAATGCGAGGAAGCCATGAATGTGTGTCAATCAATACCTCGTAGAGATTGTAAGGTGTTTGCTAAATGTGGAGCAAAATCCTTATCACATTGCCGGCGGCACCGCGAAACTGATGAGAAGTGTAAAAGTTGTACTCTAATTCGTCGTAAGCCGCGTAATCGGATTATAGATGATTCAGGACGTGAAATGAAAAAATGTACCCATTGCGGAAATTACTTCTACTTGAACCGGTTCTACAATCGTATAGTGGTGAGAAAAGGTAAGGAATATCATTTGTTGACTTCCTGGTGCCGTATGTGTATGTCACAGATTAATAATCAGAGGGCAAAGAAGAAAAAGTGACTTGTTATTAAATTTTTTGTATGAAATATTATGCTTCAGTCAGCTTTGGAAAGGATTCCTTGGCAATGCTTTTCATGCTAATAGATAAAGGATATCAGTTGGATGAAGTCGTTTTCTATGATACAGGTATGGAATTTCAGGCAATCTATAACACTCGTGATGCTGTTCTTCCAATTCTTAAAAAACTTGGCATTAAATATACAGAACTGCATCCGGAGCAACCTTTTCTTTGGACAATGTTTGAAAGGCCGGTTAAGAAAAGAGGGACCAATATTATCCATAAAAAAGGATATAGTTGGTGTGGGGGAACATGCCGGTGGGGAACGAGTGAAAAACTTCGTGCATTGAAAGCTCACACAAAAGACGGAATTGATTATGTCGGTATTGCTGCCGATGAGACCCATCGCTTTGAAAAGGAAAAACGACCAAATCGGGTTTTACCACTTCGTGATTGGGGCATTACTGAAGCAGATGCACTCCAGTACTGTTACACAAAAGGCTTTGTTTGGCATGAGGATGGAGTAAGGCTATATGAGCTACTTGATCGTGTGAGTTGCTGGTGTTGTGGAAATAAGAACTTGAAGGAGTTGAAGAATATGTATTTGTACCTTCCATGGTATTGGAAAAAGCTGAAAGAACTTCAGTTAAATACCGATAGACCCTATCGGCGTAATAGTGGAGAAACCATTTTTGATTTAGAGGAAAGATTTAAACGTGAAATGCAACAAAAATAGTTATTATGATTCCCTTATGTATAAATGGAAAAGATTATTATGATCGAGAAGAAGCACTTGCTGCTTGGTTCGAGGAATGGTTAATGAAACAAGACTTTGAGCAAGATCTTATTGATCGAGAGCTGGAGCTTGAATATCGAAAGACTCATCCTGATTGGAACACTCCTTATGTGATGTATGGTGTTCGTAAAAAACATAAGTGTATCCAAAAGAATGAAATTGCCGTGTTTTATGACTTGTTACCGAGACAAAAGCGTGCTCGTACTGCTGAAACACATTGGTATAAAGTATTGTACAAGAGAAAGGCCACTCCTGAAGAAGTTGAGTCACTCGAGGCTGGGGAATATACCCGTAGATATTTGGTGTATTCCCTGTTTATTGAGAAGAAAATGACTCTTGACAAGGCTTTATCTCTTATAGTTGCCGATGATAAATTATTAGGAATTGCTGATAATACCATCTCTGAAATTGTAACAGCCTTTGAGACTTTCTTTAACCGTAAATTTAGAATTTATAAACCCGAGTTTACAACTCAACTTAATTTATTTACAGATTAATATGAAAACAACAATTATTTCATGTGTGATTTTGTTTGTGTTCCTGCTATATGTAGGACACTTATCTATAACAATCAAGCCGTTCACAGCCCAACTTCCATACTGGCATCGTTCGCTCGGACTGTTTTTGTTGATCCTCTCTTTTATAGTGTATAATGCCGGTGAACATGCAAAAGGCTATCTTGATGGATTAAGAGAGAGTGAGAGAATAATACTTGAATTGTTGAAGAAAAAGACCGAGTAAAATGGCGTTAAAATGGCGAAGATTCTGTTTGCTAAACTTGTCAATAAAGATTACCTTTATAGACGTAAAGCATTAAAAGTCAATCAACATGAAGAGGAATGAAAAAATAGAAAAATTAGAAAGACTAGGTATTTTCAATCAATGGAAATATAATACAGAAAGAGCAAATGAGACATTTAATATTGAGTGTCCTGACTTCTCAATGACAAATGAAGAGCGGATGAACAATTTGTTAGATGTTGATTGCTGTTTTCATCGGTTTCTAGCTATTTCATTCCCTTTTAATGGTACTCCTGAAGGCGTTGCTTTTTGGGAGAATATTGCAAAAAAATAATCGAACTTAATTGAATTGAAATTATGAGTAAAAAAGATTTAATAGAGCAGAACATCACAAGAGTTCAAGAATATGTGAGGGAACTGATTGAAGATGCAAAGTGGAATAATGGTGTTTCGGAAACTCTTGAATCTACTTCAATAATTGTAGGTAATAGTGATGATATCTATGATTTTGCAATTTTATTTGCTTCTAATACTGAATGTGTTTATTGTGAATTCATAGATAGTAAAATAGAGTACATTGATTGTGAATTAGATTGTGAAATATGCCAATTTGAAGGAAGAATAATTTTTCAATATATAAACGGAAAATTTCATAATCCTGCTAGTCAAATTATCGAACTATCAAAGTTGCTGATGAAAGGCGAATTAAGAGACACAAAAAGTATCTTTTGTTCTATGGTACTTCGATTAATGGATACTGAAGAATACAGTAACAATTATTGTAAATCTTTGGATTTAGTTCTGAGGCTGTTTCCTGAAATAGATGGAGAATTATTAGAAAAGGAATTGGATAGATATATTTAAGCATTACAAGGATGAGTAAAATGAATTTAAATGAATTAAGAGACAAAGCATATAAAACAGCTTGTGAACATGGGTTTCACGATCAAGAGCTAAGTAACAATCATTTTCTTTGCCTTGTGATTTCTGAACTGATGGAAGCTGTGGAAGCAGATAGAAAAGGAAGGCGTGCTAATGTTGATCGGTATAATAAGAAGATTGCTAACAGCCGCATTTGTCAAGGATTGGATTCTGACATTCCCAAAGAGCGCGGTTACGAAGTTGCATATAACGAAACCATTAAAGGTTCAATCGAAGAAGAATTAGCTGATGCTGTTATCCGCTTGCTTGATCTTGCAGGACTTCGAGGAATAAACCTTGAACTTGCCAATGGAGATATTGATGACTGTATTGAAGATATGGCAGAAGCCTGTAAAGGCGAAACTTTTACCGAATCAATCTATTCCATCTCTACACTTCCTGTTAGGTATGACGGAATATTTGATTTTCCTACAGCCGTGAATGATATGATACTATCTATCTTCGGGCTTGCCAAGCACTTAGATATAAACCTGCTTTGGCACATCGAGCAGAAAATGAAGTATAACGAACTCCGTGAAAAGATGCACGGGATGAAGTATTAACTCTCAAATCAAAAAAATGGATGATAAACGAAAACAAATATTGGTAGATTACATATCCTACCTGTATACGACGGGTAGGAGCTATGATAGCATCGGGAAATACATCAAATATGTGACTGATTTTCTTGAAAATTCCGAAGAAATCAATCGTCATGGTTATTATAAATATAAACATAAAAATGCTGATGCTATGGTGCGCCATTCGTTTATGTGTGAGGCTGTTTGTGATTTATTGTCTTATCTTAAAATCGGATATGGCCGACGGGAAAAGGCTGTAAAGCCTTTGGAGAAACTTGAGGTTATTTCAGAGAAGAATAAGAAACTGCTTAATGATTTTATAATATGGTTGACTGATAACAATGATTATTCCTCTCACACAATTGATGTCTATTATACCTCGTTGAGAAAATATTTTGAATACGCCAATGAACTAAATATGGATAATTGCAGACGATTTATAAAAAGCCTTGAAGAGGAAAAACTTTCTCCAGCTACCATTCGATTACGTATTACAGCCATTGAGAAGTTCTCCAAATGGGTGAAGAAACCTATTGAACTGAAACGACCTAGAATGAAACGCAAGTTGGATGTAAACAATGTGCCGACAGAAGAGGAATATAATAGGTTACTGGAGTATCTGAAAACAAAACTCAACAAGGATTACTATTTCTTCATTAAGGTATTGGGTACTACAGGAGCTCGGCTCTCGGAGTTTCAGCAATTCACGTGGGAGGATATAGCGGCCGGCGAAGTTGTTTTGAAAGGGAAAGGGAACAAGTATCGGCGTTTCTTTTTCCAAAAGCAATTGCAGAGGGAAGTGAAGGACTATATAAAGGAGACAGGCAAGTCCGGTACTCTTGCTGTTGGGAGATTCGGGCCGTTGACTCAAAGAGGTCTTTCACAGCATCTGAAAGTATGGGGTAAACATTGTGGTATTGATTCGAAAAAAATGCACGCTCACGCCTTCCGGCACTTCTTTGCTAAAATGTTCCTGAAGAAAACCAAAGATGTAATTCAATTAGCAGACCTTCTTGGTCATGGTAGTGTAGATACAACAAGAATTTATTTACAAAAAAGTTATGATGAACAACAAAGAGACTTTAATAAAAACGTTACGTGGTAGTGTAGCCCAGCTCAATGAATTGTCGGATATGACTGAAGGCATAGATGTTTATGACGCTGCCGGATATGTTGATACTGAATTTCTTATGGAAGCGCTTTCCTGTGTTAATACTTTCATGGATGCGAGTAATATGGTTATTGCGAAAATATCTTCGCTGTTAGCGCCAGACGCTCCAGATGATGAAAAGAAGAAGCAGGCTGATGAAGGTAAGAAATGGAATGTGGAAGAAATATTGAAACATTGTACTCTTGAGGATAGTGTTCTCAAACTTCCGAAAGTACAATTCAATAAGAAATCCTATGCTGAAGCAAAGAAATGGATAGAAGAAGCTGGCGGCTCATGGCAGGGAGGTAAGATACAGGGATTCACATTTCCTTTTAATCCGGAACGTGTGTTCTCCATCTTGAAAGAAGGTAAGCGATGCGATTTGCAAAAAGACTTTCAGTTCTTTGAAACACCTGCTGATATTGCAGACTGGTTGGTAATGCTTGCCGGTGGAATTCACGAAACAGATACCGTACTTGAACCAAGTGCCGGACGCGGTGCTCTGATAAAAGCGGTCCATCGGTCATGCCCGTCAGTAATAGTTGAATGTTATGAACTGATGCCGGAAAACAGGGAGTTCCTTCATACACTTGATAACGTAATATTGCTTGGTGAGGATTTCACTAAAGATAGTGTAGGAAATTACACTAAGATTATTGCTAATCCTCCATTTTCCGGTAATCAGGATATTGACCATGTAAGACATATGTATGAACGCTTGGAAGAAGGTGGAATTCTTGCGGCTATAACCAGCCGGCATTGGAAGTTTGCGTCTGAAAAGAAATGTGTTGAGTTCCGGGAATGGTTGGAAAAAGTTCATGGAGAAGTTTTTGAAATTGAAGCCGGTGAATTCAAAGAAAGTGGAACTACTGTTAGTACGATGGCAGTGGTTATAAAGAAGTAATTTAAAACGGACAGAAAGGAGGTAAAGTATGATACTTACTACTGATAAGATGGCATTTGTTACCGATCAAGATAATTCAGACAAATACATTGAGGAGCTTATAACTGAGTATGGAACTAATCAATATCGCATAAAGATTAACCGTACGCTTAGTCCACCATATTACCAATTATTCTACGAATGGAAAGAAGGTAAGCGGAAATTAAATCGTGAACTTTTCTCTTCCAGTAAGTTGGGAAAGATTGTAAATTTCATAAATGAAAACATTCAATAAAATCAAGAAGTGAAAGCAATAACAATAAAACAACCATGGGCCTCATTGATCGTTCACGGTATCAAGGATATTGAGAACCGGAGTTGGGCGTGTCCATGGAAATACATAGGACATAGAGTGTTAATCCATGCAAGTGGAAAACCTGTAGAAATGAGAAATCCCAATGGTGTATTTACAAAAACTCAATGGGATAGTCTGCCTGTTGAGTTTCAACGAAAAATAATATGTGCAGAGGGCATTGTCAATTCTGCTATCATTGGAAGTGTAGAAATAATTGGATGCTCTATCAATCATCCTTCTAAATGGGCAGAGAAATCCGATGATAGTAAAGGCTATTATGAAAATCCTATTTATAACTGGGTACTAGCTAATCCTATATTATTTCCAGAGCCGATACCGGCTAAAGGGAAATTGTCATTTTGGGAGTATCCCAATATCAATTCAGAGGACGATATTTGCTTGTGTAATTTGGTCGTAAATGAAAGGAATCAAGTCGTTAGCTATGGAGAGTATGACCGATGTGTATACTGTGGTAGTAAATGGAGTAAATAACAATAGTACAGAATAATAGTAACATAATAGTTAGATATGAATTATACTGTCAATATCTTCTTCATTGTCAACATACATTTTGATGTATTTTCTTAATAAGGTTGGATTATTGACACATTCATCTGTTTTAATTATTTGGAGATTATTCAATCCATATAAAGATGTCAAATTCCAATTTGTCATTTCTTGTAGTGAGCGTTTTATCTCAATTTCCGATTTTGCGTCTTTAGTGAATATTGTAATATTCTTCTTTTGGGGATTAGTGGATGAAGATTGTCTTTCAAAAAAGGCTTTAAAATATTGGCTGTCATTTATGCCTAATGAATGCCCAAATATTGTAATATCATCAGCATCCATTAAATCATATACCATAGCTGGGGGATTATATTGGGAATCAAATGATTTCTGTATAAAATCATAGTTTTTGTCTATGTTTTCATCTCTTGTTCCTAAAATGATATTCCCGTCTAAACATAAGCCATGTACATACTTAACTGCATCATTAAATTCCATAGCAAAACTAGAGTTGGGAGCTATTGCTCCAAAACTTGTATAATTAAAAGAGTATATGACAATTTCATCATTTACATTGCTTTTGATAAATGTTCTTGCTACTGTAGCAGCTATGGAGTTTTCATTAATAGCTTCTTTTTGAATTTTTATTAGGTATTGCATTAACCCAACTTTAATCAACTGTACGGCTTTTTTATCTCGTTCAATTGGAGAATTTAGCACATCTTCATGTGATAAACAGATTATGTAAGAAAGTCCAGGTTTGGATAATACGCCTATCTTTAATAGTCTATTAACAGTCTCAGCATTTGTTTGTATTAAATCATTATATTCAGAAATACCATGATAGGCATGTATCATTTCTAATATTTTTCTTTCTGTGCTATTATATAAATCGAATGGATGCCCATTATTATTCTTAATTTTAGTATAATAATAACTTAGTTCATTCTCCAAATCATACCACTTGACCGCATCTAAATTATCGTTCCATTTGTCATTTAAATGTTTGATTAAAGGAGATGGGTAGTCTTTGGGACAAAATTCAGATTGGCAAAAGTCCTTGTATGAAGTCTTTCTGCCTAAACAAAGGTCAAATCCGTTACCTATTATCAGAACTCTTTTTCTATCTTTATTCATAC